AACTACCCATTGATCCGCCTTGTCAAAAGCATAAAGGCGGCTGGCTATTCGGATGAGATTATAGAGGAATGGCTTAAATCTCTATTTGCCAACCTGGAAAAAACAAGGATATCGTTTATAGGATATAAGCCGCCAAAAGAAGACAAGGAGAAGATAGAAAGGTTTTCGGAAAAATTAAAACGTGGCAAGGTGAAGGTAGGCAGGTTTCAGACACCAAAATAACCCTTGTAGACAGCCATATATATTATTTGTGACTTTTGTCGCCATATTCCTCTCCCTTTTACGCCTATATATTGTATAATGGTAAGTGCAATAGAACACATGTTCTATTGCAAATAGTTACCAAAGGGGGGGGGATCATGGAAGATGGCGAATCGGTGAAATTTGTTACTGTTGATGCGGCAATGGATAAGCCGTATGAACTGGTAGGCCATACGCTGTATGTAAGTCCGGAATATTTCCAAATACTAATTAATGAAGATTAGATAAACAGGTAGTGCGCCCCGGCTACTTCAAATACAGACAGTATGCAATACTTGTCATCAAGGAGTGCGCCAACAGTGGAATACCGGAATGTGGCAATTTATATCAGAGTTAGCACGGAGGACCAGGCGGCAGAAGGATATTCCATATCAGCCCAGAAAGAACGCCTTGAGGCGTTCTGCAAGTCTCAGGAATGGACAATAACTGAATATTACATCGAAGAAGGGCAGTCCGCTAAAAGCATGGACCGCCCGGAATTACAGCGTCTTATAACGGACGTTAAAGGCGGGAACCTTGATATTGTTCTCGTTTATAAACTGGACAGGCTTACAAGGTCTGTCCTTGATCTTTATAAGCTATTAAGCCTATTTGAAGCCCATAAAGTTGCCTTTAAATCGGCCACCGAATTATATGATACCTCAACGGCAATAGGCCGATTGTTCATAACATTAGTTGCAGGACTGGCACAGTGGGAACGTGAAAACCTTGCCGAACGTACCCGCATGGGGCTGATTGAAATGGCCCGGCAGGGGAAAAGGCCGGGATCAGGCGAACCATACGGCTATACCTTTATTGACGGACAGCTGGTAATTAACCCGGCAGAAGCGGCTATTATCCGCAAAATATACGATATGTACTGCCGGGGATATGGAATAAGGAAAATAATTGCCTGGCTTAACAACCCCGCCTCGCCCATCCATTCCAAAAGCGGCAAGCCCTGGTATGACAGCACGGTAAGTTATATTCTCCGCAACCCCTTATATATGGGCAAATTCGTTTACGGGGGATACACCAACAAGAATAAAAGCAATGTGCGGCCCATAAAGCCGGAAAACATATTCCAGGGATCACACGAACCGATAATAACGGAAGATACCTGGATTGAAGTGCAGAACATATTCCGCAAAAAGAAAGGGATTGCCCCCCGCCATGCGTCCGGCGTTTTCCCGCTTACAGGAATATTCTTTTGCGGCACATGCGGCGGCCCTATGGGCGGACACACGAACAGGCGGGTAAACAGCGCCACCCGTTATTACCGCTGTCAAAACACATATCATAAACACACCTGTGATATGCGAATATGGAAAAGCGAGTATGTTGAGGAACAGGTAATTCAGCAATTAGAAAAACAGGCAGACACACTAAGGGATGCCGCCGCCCAAGAAATAAGGAAAGGGACAAGCCCGGTTAAAAACGAGGAAAAGAAAAGACTGTCCGCTGAGTTGAGGGACATGAAGGCCAAAAAACTGAAATGGTTTGACGCTTTTGATTCGGGCATTATTGACAAGGCAGATTTTAAGGAGAGGATGAAAGGCATAGCGGATCGGGAAGCATACCTGAAGGGCAGGATTTTGGAAATTGAAACCGAAGAAGAAATGCCGGCCTGGACGCAAAAAGAAATGATACTGAAAATAAAAAACTTCCGGTTTGTCTGGAGTGAGGCAACACCGGAAGAAAGAAAACAGCTTATGCATGAACTTATAAAACGAATTTCCATATCTCCGGAAGGCTTGGTATCACTGGATTTATACTGATGCGTTTTTGCTATGAAATGCGCTCGCATTCACTAGCAAAAAGGCGGGATATTTCTAATATTTATTATCTATTCTTCCTCCCTACCCTACCCTATTCCAGCGACATTTTCAACCCTTCCCATTCGTAAAATTTTTCGCAGCGAATGGTTTCCCTGAAACCCTTCCTCTTTGGATTTTTCATTGTGAATAAAGTGAATGTACAGCCTTTTTCATTCGCTGGGCGTACTGCCGGGCGTATGGGTAAGCGAATGGTTAAAGCGACAGCCCGAAAAACCCGGCAATGCTTGACAGTGCCTTCCAGACAACCCCGACAACTATGCTGATACAGATAAAAACCGTTGTCAATTTAAGCATGGAAGATACCTGCCCCTGCCCGAACGCAGAAGTGATATAGGACAGGATCGCCCCGAATGCAGCCACCACCATGCACTGTACCAGTGGCAGGCCGACCGTCCTCAAAGTGTCGGCGGCTACCCCGGCATAAGCCGCAGCAGGGAAGGAAAGGGACAGAAACAACACGTTCAGCCAGAATTTCCTATTCAGTTTTCTCATTTTAATACTTCCCCTTTCAAATCTTCCAGAAGGTACGTTTTAAATTCAAGCCCTTCTGTATTCTGCTTTTCCACCAACTTTCTTATATTCTTCAGTCTCCCCGGTGTCGGCGCCACAATAATAATAGAAGGAAACCTTTTCGTCAGGGACACCCACCACCGGCCATTATAACCACCGGACTTATACAGGCGGCAATATTTTTCAATCTTATCAAAGGTATTCGTTCCCCTGTCTAACTCCACAAATAGAAACTGAAACTCACCCCTTGCATTTTTCAGCGCCACAAGTGCGTCTGCTCTTAAAATGCCATAATCCGGTTCATATTCCCAGCTGTGCAAGTCACCCCATAGCTTCAGTTTCCGTTCTGCCCACAGCCGTACCCAGTTAAGATCAATCAGGTGTTGCACCATTCCGGGACAGTCACCCCGGAAATAGGCGAAGGTATATCCAAGCGCCTGCCTCTGTATCCGGTTCTTCCTGTACAGCTTTAAAAGCCTTTCCTGCGCCTTTCGCTGTCCTGAAGGCATATGCGGAAAAGCAATTATCCTTACCTGTTCCGTGTCCAATGCCCGGCGGCTTTCAATCACTTCCGCAATATGCCTATCTCGGTAATAAGCTAGTTCCCTTTGGTTCAACTGGTTCCCACCCTTTCGCCGCAGGCAGCATTCTTTCAGCCTGTTCTCTCGGCAAGTACATGGTTTGCACTTCTTTTTCGGTAATACCGAATTTGTAAATAGCCCTTCCCGGTATGGCGGGCAGATAAGCCGCCAGGGAACACCCTTCACCTAGGATCATACGGCTAGACAATTCGTCCGCCGCCAGATAGCACAGCCGGGCAGGGAAATTAAAGCGGGTGTCACCCTTTATAATTTGGGTACTCGGCCTTTGTGTGGCGCATACCACGGATATTCCTACAGCCCTTGCCAGCCTGACAAGCCTATCCAGCAGGTGAAATGTCTCATCCTCCTGGATTTCGGCAACCTCGTCAACCACCAGCACAATGTAGGGCATATCCCCCTTGAAGTCCTGAACCTTAACCACCCTAGCAGCTTTAAGTACGTCAATGCGCTGTTCCATTTCCCTGTTCAGCCGGCGCATTAATTCAAGTGTCCCTTCCTGCGTTTCCGCCAGCAGACAGTGTTCTTCCAGGTAAGCAAACTCCAGCCGCTTCAAGTCCACGATGGCCACCTTCGCCAGTGGCAACAGGGAATTGATAAGCACATGAAGGAAGTTGCTTTTGCCGTACCGTGTCACCCCCGCCACCAGCAAATGCGGCGCTTCTGCCAGGTCCAGCACTTCCACCCCTTTTTGTGTCACGCCGACAGGAAAGGGTAAAAACATTTTCGCATAATCCCGACAGTCCCACTCATACTTCACCCTGTCCGGCAGTTCCCCCGCCTGAATGTCCATGTGAAGCAGTCCCCGCCGCCATTCCATGCATATAAAGCTGTTTGTAGCGTCCTGAAAATATTCCCGCTTGGTAACCACGTCGGAATGACTGATTCCTGGTGGTAACCGGATAATTAAGTGCCACCCATACAGGGTTTTACGCTTGGCGGTAACCAGTGGCTTGCGTTCGTCCCTGGTGACAAAGCCAAGATTATCAAATACGTCATAAATAGCCCCGATTACCTCATTCCCCGGCCTGTGCCGCCACATGGTACGGACTGACTTCAGCGCATCCGCTAAAAGGTTCTCCTGTTTACGCATATATCACCACCCTTTAGCGAATGAGTATGCACCGCTATTTGTCCAATATTCCGCCATATTCAAGGTATATATAAGCAAAAAACCCGGTTATTCACCGGGTTTCCATAAGTCCTCCACTTTTTTATTGACCGCCTGCGCCACTTTCAGGGCCAGGTACACCTTTGGTTCCATGCCTTTTTTGATTCGTGAAATTGTCAGGTCATGCACCCCGCACTCAGTCGCCACCTGTTTCTGTGTCTTATTCACTTCAGCCAGCGCCACCCGGAAAACGTCTGTATTGAACATAAGATCACCCACTGGTAATATTCGCCAGTTGCCGGAAATGTCCTGCAAAATAAAAAAACCCCCACCTTTCGGCAGGGGCTGTCAAGTACCCATCAGGTATTATTTTATCCTCTTACTGGCCTTCACTCTCCCCACAATCGCCAGTATACCGCCTATGCCTGCCGCAATGCCCGTACAGGCCGCTACAAGCCCCTCCTGCATGTCAGAATCAATTGTATAGCCAATCATCCCGGCAACACCTGCGCCTATGGCCACAAGGCCGCCAAATACGGCCCTACTTTGCCACCAGTATTTATTTTCGTCCATCGGCTTACGCCTCCTTTTCAA